ACAGCACCATGACATCAAACATTTACAACAACATTTTTTAAAAAATATCAGATTTATATATATTAATACCAATTATGCCAAAAATAAATAATAAAACACAAAATGATGACCAATCGGCATCCCGCAAATATACCCCATCCTCTAGGGGACAACTTATCAAAGAACTGTCCGAACGTTCTGGTCTGAATCAACGTCAATTATGGCAATACTCGAAAGATGGCTGTAATTTGGAGAATGATGATGATGTTCGCGCATTTCTCGACACATTGGATAAAGTTCCTTCCACAGTTAAAGCTAGTTTTTATACATCAAAAAGAAACTCTGCCCATTTTGACGATACAGACCGAGATGTGGAATCCTTAAAAAAGGAATTATTATTAACACGAGATAAAAATGAAGCTGCTGTTATTAAGACTCAATTGGAAGCTTTGAAGATTGCCACTCAATTGGAAGTGCTTAACAATAATTTAATATCAATACCTGAAGTGGAAAATGCGATGGTCAAGATTGGCTCTAGTATCAGGAGTATGATTTTAAAGATGCAATCGGAATTACCACCCCAATTAAATGGAATGGCACCCCCTGAAATCCAGAAAAAACTCAATGAATATGGAGTGAAAATGCTTTCCGAACTTTCCAATTGGGAGAGTTATTTGGAGAGAGAAGAGGGGGAGTGAATTTTGGGTTCATAATTATTTCTCAGCGTAGATTCGAATTGCTTCTGCCGCGATTTCCTTATCAAATCCGTAGGTTCTACTACCATCTGCATTGAACGTGGCGACACAGGAATTTAAAATTAAAATAAAGAAAGCAATTAAAAGGTATTTCATATTATTTATTTTTCGAGTTTTTCGATAATGTTCGCCATCTTATCAATGGCTTCTGCCTGTTTATCAATTGAGTTGGCAAGAACAACACGGGACTCCACAGATTGTTTCATTTCTTTGGAGTATTCCGCCAAAAGCTTTTCCAAATCTTTTTCCTTTTTATCCAAGCGACCTTTCATGTATTTCAAGCCATAGATCAACAGCGCAATGGGAAGAACTTGTCCCCCATTTTCAACTATGCTTTGAAACCCTGGTTCTATCACTACTTGCGCCACATTTTCAGCCAAAGGCAATAGGGCAACAGGGATAAAGAATAAGGCATATTTAATGGTTTCGAGATTCATACTGTTATCTCGGTGTCAAATATAAGGCTATATTTCGGTTTGCGAACGACCTTGGCTGAAACCATGCAGATTATTCTATTGGCTCTACTGGTTCTGGCTCTACAAATACAGGAGCGGGTGGGATGGTATAAGTAAACACCATGCTCTCACTATCAAAATTATAATTTTTAGGCATCACCACAGTTACCCTCTCCTTAATTCCAAGCTTCGCCGCTTTAATGTTTAAAAAAGCTCCAGTGTCCGTATTTTCATGAAACCGTTCTAAGGAAACAGGAATATTTGAATTAAGAGAATCCACAATCTTTTGTGGTTCTCTACCCCAAAAATCTTTGTAAACTTGGTTAAGGGCGATGATGCTGTGCCGAATAGCTCTTGCTGCTCTGTCTGCAAATTCGTCGTTTTGATCTATATATGTTTTTTCTTTAATTATCATAATATTTTATTTTTAAGTAGTAAGTTGTAGGAGTTATTACATCCAACATTTCAATCCGCGTAAGGTCAGTTCGCGGAAATGCTGTGATGGTGTGAGTGGCTCGATCATATTATGCGGAGGTGACTTGTTCCCATGCTGTCGTGTAAACATTCAGCTTGCTCGTCGTCGTGTTGTAAATCATCAAACCAGCGGGCGGCGAACTGATAGCGTCACGTTGCGCGGTGGTCATTCGGGGAGGTAGAAAACCTTGTGTCGTGCTGGTCAAATCAATGATTGCGCGTGCATTAGGCGTTGCGGTTCCGAACCCGATGCGCCCATCGGATTCCATGTAAAAGCTATTCGTCGGAGCGTTGTTTGCTAGTGAAAAAGGCGTGGCTCGGATGATTGTTGCTGTGTCATTGAGTCGCTGTATGGAAAATCGGTCGCGCTGGGCGTTGCTGCCATTGCCGAACCTCATCCAACGAAGATCGGTCGTATTTGTCAGTGAGATAACATTTACCCATGACTCATTTTGACCATTCATTGTGAGATACGCCCCAAGTGTGCCGCCCGTGGCGTTGATGCTGATTTGAGTGCCGAATGATGCAGTTTCAACTGTAACGGTTTTCCCGCTGCCGTCTTGGAAAGTAGCCACTGTGCCGTTGCCTGAGCGTGCAATCGTTGGGGTCGTGATAGTTGGCGATGTGGCAAAAACAAGCGAGCCTGTTCCAGTCTCATCTGTCACCGCTGACGCTAGGTTTGCGCTGCTCGGAGTGGCAAGGAATGTCGCCACGTTTGCGCCTAGTCCGCTCACGCCCGTGCTGATTGGCAAGCCTGTGCATGAGGTCAACGTGCCGCTGCTCGGTGTGCCAAGCGTGGGAGCGGTCAGCACGGGGTAGCTAAGCGACCCCCCCTCCTGTCTCACAAACCCACCAGCAGAACCAGACGCATCGGTTAATGCTAACGCTAAATTATCTGAAGTTGGGAAGGCTAAGAAGCTTGGAATATTAGAATCAAAACTGGATTCTATGACAACTTTACGCCATGTTCCTGTGTATTCGTAAATTTCACCGTTTACAATAACTTGAGAACCAGACTGATAAGCATTGTAAAATACTGGAAAGAACATTCCAGTCATAACTGCCCATGGATTACCAACACCCACAGATTCTTCATCCCATGGTAATTTGGAAGTTGCTGCACTAGCGTCATAAACATTCGATGCCAGCATTGAGTCATATACTGACAATGCCCACTGTCCTGCATCATAGATTAAGTTTACACTCCAGTCGCCAAATGCGCCAGTCCAAGATGGATAACCGTCTGAACTGTAACCAAGGTTATAGGTTAAGTCAAAAGTTGTGAGCAAATCTTCAATATAAACCTGTAGTGGTTCGGTCGGAACCGATCCAACTTGCGGAACCAACAAGTCGTCATATCCAGCCTTTGTATTTAACTGAGTAGTGGTGGCTCCATTAACTGGAGCATTTGAAATCAAACTATTTACAGTAGCGTCGAATGCGGTAATTTGGCTAGTCGTATGAGTGTGAGACGTATTTGCCTTACCATTTAAGGCTGTTTGTGTAGCGGTAGAAATTGGTTTATTTACATCCGAAGTATTGTCAACATTACCTAGCCCGACATCCCCTTTTACAAGTGTGATCGCGCCAGTTTTGCCAGCGACAGATACAACTGGAATTCGGGCATCTACAGATGCATTAAAATCGGTAATTTGGGAAGAACTATGAGTATGCGCGGAAGGAGGAAAGGTTTCTGGAACATTTTCCAATTCGTTAAAGTCGGTCGTTCCTGGCTCTCCCGTAGCTCCCTTTGCCCCGCTAGGAGACACTACGATACTCTTTGGAAGTGCCGATTCTTTATTTTGGACTACAATGGAAACTGGTGTCATGATTATTCGCGAGTTACAGTGCCAGAAACGGTTACATTGCCCTTAATCCAGCGATCTACAATTGAATCCGTGTCAATAACTCTCAAGTCCCATAGATAAGTTCCCGCTGTTAAAGCTTCCGTCTCAGTTGAGCTTAGGCTTAAATATAAAGACCCTTCGGAAGCGTCAATGGTGTCAATGGTGAATTCGAAAACTGGATTTTCATCCTCATAATCGACTTTCGCTTCAGCTTTGAACGAGTAACCGCTCAAATCCATAGTAGTTGTTCTACACTTGTCTGAATAAAAAACGAATTTTTCAGAATAGCTAGTGTCCTTATCGATGTGAATATTATAAAGAACGCTCATGGTTTATAAGAGTGTTTTCTTGTCAAAAAATATTGACACAGCTCATTTTATGGTATATACAATGCATGAGTAATAATTTTTACATTTACTGCCACATTAGAAATGACAATTTAAAGCCTTTCTATATAGGAAAAGGGAGAGGTAATAGAGCGTGGAGAAAATCCAAAAGAAATAAATATTGGAACAATATTGTAAAAAAACATGGGTATGAAGTAGTAATCCTTGCCAATAATCTTGAGGAAGATGTAGCTTTAAAATTAGAAAAGCAATTTATACTATGCATTGGGCGAGAAAACCTTTGCAATATGACAGACGGGGGAGAGGGGGTTAGTAATCCTTCTGAAGTGACTAGAAAGAAAATGTCTGAAGTTAATAAGGGAAACACTAATCGGTTAGGTAAAACGCATACTATAGAAAATAAACGAAAAATATCTGAAGCCAATAAAGGGAATACTAATCGCCGTGGCAAGTCCCATAGTGATGGAGCTAAAGAGAAAATGTCTGTTGCGCACAGAGGAAAGAAAAGACCTCCCTTCTCAGAAGAAACAAAACGAAAAATATCTGAAGCCAATAAAGGTAAATCTCAATCTGAAGAAGCGAAGCAAAAAATATCTGAAACTAAATCAACCATAATTAGTCAATATTCTAAATCAGGAGAATTTATTAAAAACTGGCGTGGTTCTTATGAAGTTGAAAGACAACTAAATATTGCAAATCAAAACATTAGTGCTTGCTGTAGAGGGAAGCTTAAATCAGCGGGAGGTTATGTTTGGAAATATTTAAATTAAACCTTTTTAGTGACGATGAGCAGTGTGATTTCCATGGGAACTGCGGTAGATTCAACAACCACCGAATCAGACCCAGCACCACAATTTTCGTTTGTATTATTTGAATGTATGAAGAAATTTCCAGCTACAACAGGGACAAAAAATGAAGTTCCATTATCTTTTACTTCCCCCTTACCTCTAATGCATTTAGCTTGAAGACCAGCGGTATAATCGTCCATATCGCCAAGGTCTACACCTTCAGCATCTACAGTATCTTCTTGATCTACTAAAACTCCCTGTGCCAATGCTGCGGCAGTTAAATTCGTCGAGGTTGGAGCATTTGTGATACCCACAGCAGTTCCCGCAGTAAGAGCTATATTCAGAGTTGCGTCATTCGCCAATCCATAATCATCAATTTTGCGAGTGAGGATAATATCCGCTCCAGTTCCAGAAACAGTAAAAAGGTTGGAAATTGTCGAGTCGTTTGCCAATGCTGTTCTGGCTTGTTCTGCCCATGTAGCAGCAACGGGTAATCCAGTAGTAGTAATTGTTACAACTTTAGTATTGGATACGAAACCAGTGAGCGCATTGGAAGTGACAGATATTAAAATAGTGCCGTTTGTGGTAACGGTTCCCACTGCGGTAGCCTGTTCTTGTTGCGCAACAGCAGCAACGTATGCACTGGAATTTGTTATGGAACCGTCTGGTAGAAAAATCGCAGAAGTCTCCCCAACATCATAAATTCGGATATTTCGTGCGTAACTCTGGTAAAGACTTTTATCGAAAGAGTTGGATGAGGGAGTCGCACCGATACTCAATACACCAGTTACCTCCGTTCTAGTGTGATTGGCTGATGTGGTTAATGCCCCGCTTGATTGTATCCTAAGTATCTGCATATCTTTATATATTAGTATTTTCGTGTCTAAATTTAAGGAATTTCGCCATATTCATGCCCACAATAGAGCGTTTGTCGCAGTTCGCACACCCTTTTATCTCTTGGCGATTTCCAAAAGTTATAACTTTGCAGGGTTTTTCGTTGATTTCGGGATTGACGTAAGAATATGACAATGCGCCGTCTCTCCAAAGAATTGAATTACATTCATTACCAAATAATTTAAAACAATAAATAGCTATGGTTGTGTCTTCGGGAACTCCAGCGGTTTGCCATTGCCACCGTGCTTCGAATTCATCCAATAGTGCTTTGGGAACATCTTTTCTAAGATATCTTGCCATTCCAGCAATTAAGGAATGAGTTCCTAGATCAAATCCTGAAATTGGAGATTCTTTATCAATCCACGAGGAATCCAGTATGAGAGTATCACAATCTACTTTTAATGCCCCATGGTAATCAGGGAAAAAATCATGCATTTTCATTTGGAATGACAATATTCCTTTCACAGCTTGCCACCCATTTAAATTGCCTCTTGAATCCCAATCCCTCAACTCGTAATGATCGGGGTTAATATAATCTATGTTTTCTTTTGATAACGGATTTTTAGGGTCATCGCAGATGCATATTTTGTGATCAGGGAATGTGGTGCGAAAAGCTTTCACGCTCTCGCCAAGGCACTCCGCATCAGCCCCGAAGGTAAACCACATCCCCAACATATCGATTAAGGAGTTCCTGTAGGTGTCGCAGTAGGTGCGCAACCAGCTTTGAATTCTTGCGCCCCTGCTGTGATGATAAGACCATCCTTCCACTCCAACAGCAAAGTTGGTGCATCATCGCAATCAAGCCAAGTCAGCGTTCCGTCAATACCATTGCCGCGAACTAGAATAGCACCACCATCCTCTGTTACTTGGACTTGTCCATCGGGACTGCCTAGACCCTTTATGCGCCTAAATGGAATAGAATTTTCCCCATCATCGGAAATAATAGGAACACCGTCCCCATCCAATTGTTTTAAGGAGCGAAAGTCCACAGTATCCTCTTCGGGAATGTAGGTTTTCAAAACATTATAAACTTCCCCGCTTGATTCATCAGAGAGATTCCTCATGGTAACTCTTTCTGCATAATGAGTTATGTGGTCGCCCATGTGGAAGTAAATCAATTTTGCCTCGTTTTTATCGGTAACTTCCAACTCGCAAATCTTATAATAGCAAAGACCATTTTGACCTGCATAATCTCCCACCAAGGGATAATAATGAAGCTGCGATACATCTTTAGTATCAACTACTATTTCTGGCTCACTTGTAATTTTTCCGTATAAATCAGTCTCAAACTTGACGTAAGCTGCCTGATCGGGATTAATGCCCAACCAAACCAACTCCCCAAGCTCTTCATCAAAGGAATTCTTTACTTCATGCATTTTGATTTGTAAACCATCGCTCAATTTTGAGACAATTCTTTCAATGACAAGACCTTCCCATACGTGAACTTCAAAAAGTGTTTCCGAATTTTCCGAATTGCGGACAATTGGTTGGAATATTTTGGGGGAAAGAATCTTTTTACCATTGTCTGTCGATGGTTGTCTGTCGCGAAGTCCTTGAACAGCACTTCTAATTTCATTAGCCCATTTAGCGGTGATTGGGTCGCCGCCCTTTACAAGTTTTGGGAGATTGATGGGGAGAGACCCATTTTTAGGTTTATTATTCATCGTATAAAAATTCGTTATATCCGCCCTCTTCTGAAAGAGTCCATTCTATTGAAGTTCGATAAAGTTCCCCATATTCAGACTGAGAAACATTGGTAAGCATCCATTGTCTATTTCCGCTGGGCATGGGAGGATTGCCGCGAGGTTCGCTAATCATGCCCAATTTATTCAATTGTTCGGGAGTCAAAGGCTCTTTACCTTCGGTTGTCTCCGTCCACGTATAGACACATTTAAAATATGTGGTTTGACCAAGGGCTATTCTTTTGCCAAATTCCGTTTCATCCCCTGGCGAAATATAAATAGAATAATCTTGATCGGGAGGAACGGGGATAGGATACCTACTTTTGTCAAGATCGCTTAAAATATAAACGTTTGGTTCGCGCCAATCGAAAAATATTTCATCAGGATTATCTTTCAACGTAAGAAGTGGTCTCAACCCGTTCAAACTTTCGTCTCTGATCTTTAAAGCTTTGGGGTGTTGCAAAATATCAACTTCCACCAATTGACCATTCAAAGTGTAAGTGGGTTCCGCATCTTCCGATAAATCTCCACCATTTTGAAATTGATTTGAACCACTTCCTGAAGCATTGAGGGAAACTTCATATAAATCACCCTCGATTCTAGCAATAGAAACGGTTGTTATTCTCAAAAACTCATCAAATGGAGGGGGGATATTTTCATCTAATTCGGACAGCAAAACACCTTCGTCAAATTGAGGGGCGCATGTGTCGAAATCCTCTGCGCGAAAAATCATCGTGTGGGAAGCAGTCCAGCCCCCGTTCTCCATAGAGTTAATGACCAAAGCTGGTTGAACTTTGATTTCATTATCAGTAAATCCTTTAATTGTAGCTGCCATAATTAATTGCTGTATAAAAATGCGTCATGTCCCCCAATATCCGATAATGTCCATTCGAGAGACGTTCTGTAAACGCCGCCACTTTGTTCTTGGGAAACGCTTGTCAGCATCCAGTCCCTTTCATTTGTAGGGGTGGGAGGATTGCCGCGAACGCTCGTTATTTTGCCCAATTTGTTCAATTGTGCCGTGGTTAATTGGCTAGTTCCTTCCGTATCCTCTGTCCATGTGTAGACACACTTTTTGAACGTGTCACCCTCCCATGATTCAATATCTATAAATTGGTTTACAGTATCGGACTGTGTATAAGAAAACTCAGAAGTGGGGGATTTGATATTAAAATACCCCTTTTGAGTGAACCAACTTTGCACAACATCGTATTCTTCCTTATCATCAAGTCTATTGGTCAACTTGTAGTAATAATATAATAATTGTTCTTCTTCGGAAAGTTCCTTAAATTTTCTATGCTGCGTTAAGGGAGATTCCTGAATGATACCTTCCAAAGTATATGTGGGTGTAACCTCTGTGGAAATCTCATCATCTCCTTGAAATTGAGCAGAACCGCTACCAATGGCGTTGATCGAAACTTCATACAGATCACCCTCGATACGGGAAATGCTGATTGTGTCGATTGTGATAAAGTCGTCGAAAGGGGAGGGAACGGTTGGGTCGATTTCTGAAAGTAGTGTTCCTTTTTTAAGGTTGGGGAAAACTGCTGCGAAATCGGCAGCTTTGAAAATTAAAATATGAGTTGAAGACCACGCCCCATTCTCACTTCTGTTTAAAACAAAAGCTGGTTGCGCTTTGATCTCATTGGTTGAAAAACCGTTAATAGTAACTGCCATAATTAATTAGAAAATGTTGCTGTTGAACCTCCGCGATTTCCTTGTCTCTTCCATGCTTCCAAGATTCCCGCTTTTACCGCATCGCTCATGCTCGCATCAATGCCCGTTCGTATTCCTTTTGCAATAGCTGCCTCTGTAGCAACTGCTTGCTGCGATGCGTTAAAGCCAGACGATTCCCGCGCATTGGTGAATTGCTCTCCGAAGTTGGTTGCCGATCTGGTGTTTTCGCGGATGAATCCACCGATACCTTTTGCCACGCTTGGCATTGTCTTTGATGCAATAGAAAGATTCTCCGCGCCATAAGCTAGCGCATCGCCTATTTTTTCGCCTAAGTTATCTAGCCCCGTGATTACAGTCGCTTGCAATCCTGCAATGATAATATCCCCAATAACTCCCCCAATTGCAGCAAGCTTGCCAGTTTGACCGTTTACAGCTTCCGCAATAGCATCTCCAAAGAATACACCCGCTTCAGTAAATTTAGATTTTAAACCATCCAGCATGGGAATAGTTTTGTCGATAGCCTCTCTTAATCCGTCATTTAAGCCAGTTCCAAAAGCTACCTTAAGTTGACTTACAGTATCGGATAAATTCGATAATTTACCTTGAGTGGTTGCAGCAAGTCGCGCCATAGCACCATCCGTGTCTTTCAACGTCTCTTGCAAGAGCTTCAGAGCGTCTGCCTGACTGTATGCTGCGGTTTCGCCTTTCTTCTGCGATTCCGCCAATGCTTCAAATTTTCTTTTCGCATCTCCAGAAATCAAACCAAGCTCTTGCAAACGTCCTACAGATTCCCCCGCAGAAGTTCCGCTTGTTATCGCGCCAAAAAGCCTACCAATGTGAAGACCAATTTCTCCAATGGGTTCTCCCGCCACAGCAGCAGCGTCTCCAACCATTCTTAAACCATTTCCTGTGGCAAGGAGAGTGCCGCCAAGAGTTTGAAGCAGTTTACTGGTTTTCGCCAATTCTTCGATTTCAAAAGGTGTGTTTGCGGCGAATTCCGCAATTTCCTCCATGCGTTTTGTCGCGGCAGACTTTGATTTTAAAAGTGTTTCAAACTGCGATGTTAAAGCCTCTGTATCGGCAGCAGCTTTGGACGAATCAATGATAAAATTAACCCCAAGGTCTATACCTTTCCCTATAATATTTTGGAGAGAGCTTAAAATGGAAGAAGCAAAATTTGCAGTAAAATTACCAATAAAAGATGCTCCAGAACTTTTAGCAAAATCAGCTAGTCCAGAAAGTTCATTTTTTGACTTTTTAACAGCGTTTTCAAAGCTGGACGAGTCTCCATTGATTTTTACGGTAAGTGCCATATTAAAATATTATTCCTTCTAGTTCAGGGGCGGTGTCAATTTGTTGGTTGATTCCTTTTACTCTATCTGCCAGAGATACTTCTGGAGTAATAGATTGATAATGTTTTTTAAATATCTTAACACCTTTGCGATATAGAATTGAATACATCAATTTTGTTTCTTCAAATAATGTTAGATTATTCTGAATATACTCAATCGTCCATCCATACTCGCTCGCCAATAAATCCACCAAGAAGTCGAATTCTTCTGGCGAGTCTGATGGATTTAGACCTGCTTTCCCGATTCAGTAGTGAACTCAGATTTTTTATTAATATCCAAAACCTTGGTCATGTATTCTCCAACAATGAGAAAATCCTCATCGGAAACATTGATTCCAGCGTCAACTACAGCTTCCGCAAGAACATCGTAATCTAAATGCAGGGATTTTTCATCATCCGACATTGCTAATGCTATATAGGTTAGAATAACTGTAATTTCACTATCCCGTTTACGCCCATGTTCGGTTTGTAAAAAATCTTTTACTGTTGACCAGCGATAGGTATTAAGGGGACGTAGTTCTTTATCTTGTATAGTAGGTGTTTTCATATCTTATTTCCTGTAAAGTAATTGTTCTAATTTGGATTGGGTTTTAGCATCATCATTCTTATGAACATATGCGGTTCTACCCTTGTGTTGAATAGCTGTAAATTCTGCGCGTTGGGAAACTTCATTGATCAAAACTTTCCAATTTAACAGAGCGCATTTGACGTATGAGACGGGACTATCTGGTAATACCATGTGGATATTTTTATCATTCCACAGAGCAAGATCAGAAGATGCCATACGGTCAAAATGCCAAAAGTATGAACCAGCGTGTTTTGTATATCCGTAGCAAGGATGTCCAAGTCCTACGAGAGTTGCAGCAGCAGCAGTAGACGCAGTATAAATGGTGTCTTGCTTGGTTTTCTTGGGATAAATTTCCCCTTTTTTACCTGTGCTTTGGTCTGCCATATCAAACATAGCTTTGAAAGCTTTCTTGATCATCGCTACTTCGGTTTTAGCATTGGCATCCAACCACCTCATATCAGACCAAACTTTTACTAAAGCTTGAATAGTATTCCCTTCTGGAGATGATCCTGAGAAATGGAAAATGGCGCGAGTATTTTTGATACCCTCGCCATTAGCAGTGGTGATAAATCTATTTTTATCAAATGGGATACCTAAAGCAACCGCACATGCGGCAATTTGTAAGCTATCAGTGTTTCCATCTACTTGTTCGCAGACAGATGATTCATATCTCGGTATCATAAATTGTTAATTAGCTTCCACTAAGAGTGGGATTGTAGGTGTAGTTGAGTTCCAACTTGCGATAATCTTCATTCGATTGGGTAGCATTGATACCTTTTGTGATATAAAGACCAGAGGTAACATTACCAATCAAATAATCGGTTGGAGCAGTAGCCAAAGTAATAGTTGCTGCAATAGTGCCAGTAAATGCGCTAGTAGCAGGAATATAACCAGTCAAAGTTCCATTGATTCGTTCGTTATACATGGAAATACCAGTATCGCATCCTACGATATCCTTAACCATTTTTTCGTCTTGTTCATAGGATTGCGAACTACCATCCAGCAAAAAGCCAGATTGTTGCGCATTGATTCCCCAGACTCCATTTGTTGCTCCTAAAAGTGTTGCAGGCATATTATTAATTCGTTGTCAAAATTGTATTATTTTTATAGCATTCGTCTTGCAACCATTGCTGAAGATTATCTATGCTATAATACTTTTCGTGTCTAAAATTACACTTTTTGCGCAACACAAACTCCTTGGAATGTTGAGGTATATGTTTGCTCATCCCAATCTCCCACGGGAGCAGTGAATTGAATATGATCAATAATTACACCATCCTCAATAATCGTATTCAAAGCTGTCTTCAATGTATCTGGATTAAAAATCAAATCTTCAATGTCATTTACAGTATTGGTTTGAGTTTCTTCCGTTTCATCTTCCGCATGATTTCTATATTGAATAGACACATTAATGATTTTTGCGTTAAAAATTGCACGAGAATGATTTTCAATATTATCAACTTTTACAACAATTGATGGATTCTGTGTTTCTTCGTGAGTCTCCCCAAAAACTACTGGAACGTCTTCGATTTCTGTTTCTATGTGAGCTATCAATGCTGCTATAATTTTATCGGTCATAATTTATATATTTGCTTTATTTGATTTGAATATCTTTGTAATTCTGGAGAGAACTGTGCGATAGCCTCTTTCAACTGCCGCATCTACCCTCACATTTCCTTCATTTGCGTAATCAACTTTGTTTGTTATCCCTATAGTATATTTACCAAAAAATACATACTTAGTGATTTTACCGAGATTCGCTTGAGATGCGTGTCGAGAAAGTATGGATGGGTATCTACGCGAAAAGGTAATGACCCTATTGAAAACTTTTGAGATAGATTTGTTGGCAACAATCCACCCTGCTTTTAAAAAGCCTACCATTTTTTTCTTATCTTTAATTAATTGCTCACCACCCTTAGCAAAGTTCGGGTGTCCTTGAGCCAAGTATAAGCGACCTGGCACTTTACCTTTTGCATTTCGAGATTGAGCGTGAGCGTTTCTTACATCGCGCCTACTTGAACGCATAGCACCCTTGAATACCTGAGATGCCACACTATTTTGGAACTTTTTCAGTTTATTAGCTGTTGCGCCCAAGGGATAAGTATTCACAACCAATTGGTGTGCAACCGATTCGGTTACAGTCGCAAAAACCTCTTCATTCGTCTTGCGCTGTGTTTTAGCCCAAGCATTAATCTTTTTATTGAACTTATTCAGTTCTGATTGGCTTATGGATGCTGTTACTTTCATCTTGCAGCATTGGGGTCAATTAGTGTAAAATGAATAGCTACAGTTCCCACCTCTACTGAATATACTCTGTAGTTCACCCCATCTACTGTGCATTTTTTATTAACAAAAGTATATGGATTTACTACGTGTTTGGGTTGGGCAGTTACTACATTTTGAACGTTTGGTTCTAAGCCCCCTTCCGCACCATCTTTTGATTTAGACGCGAGGTTTTCTACAACTGGAAATGTTTGACTATTCCCAACGAATGTTTTAGTCCCCATGATAGAATCATTGGAATCATGGAATGAATTGAGAAAATCATCTAAGTTCATACCATTATTTTCATGTCAATAAAAAGCCCGTGAGAAATAAATCCCACGGGCTTTTGAGTTAGATTTTTAGTTAAGATTAAGCGATAGTAACAATCTTGAGAGCGGAACCATCAGCTTTAGCAGCCCCGAACATGACATCATAAGATGCCCACAGAGTTCTGGTTGCACGGCTAGTCCAGAGGTTCATCTGAACGGTCAGACCAAGATCAGGAATCTCAATCAGTTCTTGAGCAATCATGTCATCCCCAACAGGGCTTGAAACTGGAATACCAGAGGCAACTGCCAGAGCTTGAGGGCTGCAAGCGAAACCACGGATGTTAGCACCAGCACCAGACCAGCGGTTGTTGTAGAAGAAACCGTCAAAACCGTAGATACCCACGTTGCGACCATTGGAAGCAAGGTTAAAGCTGTCAAGGTTAGTAGGCAGGAAGTTAGCGTAGATGCTACCGTCAACCACAAGGTTGCGAGTATCACCATCTTTCAAAGCACCCCAAAGAGACTTGAGTTCGCTAGCACCGACCAAAGCAGCACTGGAAAGCGAAACAGTAGCGGAACCGAAGTTACCAGTCGTGATGGGAGCCATAGCAACATCCATAATCTTGTTAGCAAGAGCGTGAAGGTTGATCTTAGCCATTTGCTCCAATTTGTGACCTTGATTGATCTCAGCATTGGTAAGCTGGAAAGAGTTAGTATATTGATCAACTTGAACAGCTACAGCACTTACAGTAGTAGTGCCAGTTTCAAAGTCGGTTGCGTTAGTTTGCGTAGACGAGCCAGCGGTTGCCATAGGTACCAATACATTTCTGCGAGGAGCCAATTCGTCAGTACCAAAATCAATGGTAAATGCGTTAAGAGGAGCCAAGCGGGATTGCAGGACGGTAATTGCGGTGTCTCTGAGAGAGTCTACTACGAGTTGTGAGTCAAATGCCATAATATTTTATTTGTTAGTTGTTCGAATTTTATTAATTCTATTATTATTTTTGTGTCAAAAATTATTTATTTAGTTTGTTCCAATTTTTCTTACGAGCTTCAATTCGCTTGTTTACATCGGAGATTTTATTGATTTTTTCGCGAGTCAAAATGCCGTCTTCACCTTCAGAAGCATCAACCTCTAAAGTGCTATGCCCTACTGAAGCAAGGATTTCCACAGCCTTACCAGATGCACTAGCTTTAACAGTTTTGACTTCATTTTTGAGGTCTTCGATTTCCGTTTCTTTTTCAGAAATCAGATTTTCTTTCTCAGCTACCTTATTAGAAATTTCTTGGAATTTCGTTTCAAGTTCGTTATATTTGTTTTTGAATTCTGTCAATTCAGTAACAGCATTTTGCAATTCAATACCACGATTTTCGAACTCAGTATTAAGTTCACTATACTTGTTTTCAGCATCCAAAATCGATGCCTCCAATCCTTGAACCTTTTCTTTCAGTTCAGCATCGGGCTTAAATTTATCAAATAGATTTTTCATCAAGGATGGTTTGGTGTCTAAAATTTCATCAATAAAATTCATTTCCAATGCTTCTTTTGCATTCATCCAAGTTTCCTTCCTCATTAAATTCCTAATTTCATCCTTATCTCTGCCACTTTTACTTGCGTATATTCCAGCAATATCGTCGCTAATTTCATCGAGTTGATCACTAACTTTAGCAAAATCATCGCTATTTCCATAAATCCCTGCGCTCGCCTCATGAATCATCATGCGAGAGTTGCTATACATAACAATTTTATCAGCAGCCATTGCCAAGACTGATGCCATTGATGCTGCCAATGTGTTGATTTTTGCAACTACATACACACCACGCTCACGGAGAGATTTGATTTGATTGTATAGTCTGTAGCCGTCCAGAACACTACCTCCAGCACTGTGGATTTCGATTTCCAGTGTATCCACAGCTTGTTCAGCAGATGCTACGATTTCTCCAATTTTGTAATCTCCCACTGCTGAATTGCCATAGAGCATAGAAAGCTCATCAAGGAGTTCATTAACAGATTCTTCCGTAACGGTTTTGTCGAGCTTCAGCTTTGAAATCTTGTTTTCAATTTTAATTAATTTCATATTATTAATTTGTTGTTAAATTTTGTTCTGATTGTTCATTAGGGTTAAGCATTGCAATTTCCCTATCTTCAATTTTGTGACCTTCTGGTAAGAGCTTGTTATACTCAATCTGCTTAAGCTTTTGCATAACCAGATATTGCATACGTTCATCCATGTGCGACTCAGGAGTTTTGCCCAAATATCCAAGAATATCTTGAGCATTAAGATGACCAGCTTTCCACATTTCGATAAGTTCTTTTGTTACCCTACCATCATCAATCGTGAGTTTCTTTGGATAGGTAAAACTTACCTTATACCAATGTTCATCATATGGTAAATCTCCCCTATTTATAAATTTAGCGATGGCAAAAGTCACCATACGTTTTGCAGCATAAAGTAAAAGGTCTTGTCTATCCTCTACTGCTCTCTGTGCTTTCCCTAGATCGGCTCGTTCCGCAGTGCCTTGTCCAGTCGATTTCCAGCACATACTAGTAGGCCAATTTACACCAGCTAGAGCTTTTCTGTATATTCTGTCTTGGAATGATTCCCACATATCTCCTGGTCTATCATTCTTAATTGTTTCCAGTTTAGAACCAGTGTTTGATGCGAAATATCTAACTTGTCCACCCCACATACTTTCAGCTTTAATGCCTTGTTGTTGTGTAGAACAAGATGGTTCTTCAAGGAATGCCGCATTATCAGTAGTATCGGGCATACCCATTGGGTTAGTTTCAATAAGACCAATAGAAGAAAGCATTAATTGCGCCCATCTCTCCCATTCGTGAGACTGGAGAGCATCGCGCAAATCATTCAAAGCGTGAGTGAAAACAGGAAGACCACGACCTTGTTCCATCCATGATGGGTCATAAAGGTGTATCATATCCTTTGCTTCGATATACTCTACAAACTCACCATCTTCATTATTGAAACAGTAAGCAATCGGGCGAGATTTCGCATAAATGATACCATCTCTCAAAGAGTATCCTTTATATTTACCTTTTTTAATTTTACCTTCTGGAATACCGTTAGGACTTTCAATACGATGACATGGAACAAGCTGAATTCTCGGATAACCATTTTCGTTTTCAGTAAGCAAGATAAATGCTTCTCCATCACGGTCTACAGCACAGGAAATTTGATATAAAGATGTTTGGAAATTGTTAAGACCCCCGCGAACATCGCAAACAGCATACCACTCTTCATTGAGTTTTTCTTCTGCAAGACGTTTAAAGTCAGTATTTTTAGAGCCAGATTGTGCAAGCCACGAACGACCCACAGCATACATAGCTTTTTGCTGAATTGCGCCCAAAAGGACACCTTCATTCAAATAAAGACGACGAGAAGCGGAAACAAGGGTTTGGCGATCAAACTTTGGAACAAGTTTATCAATGTCTTCCATTTTGACAGGTTGCCAAGGACGAGAAGGCGAATATCTTTCCGCAGATTTCGCATATTTATATGAATTACCGTATTGATCGACTAGCATAAGTTATTGAAAGTGTCCCTGAGTTCTGGATGTTGGTTTTGTGCCGTTCTCAATCATTGAGATAGCTGTGCTTAAAATAGAAAGTCGTAAAGATTCAGGGACATCGACCAGAATTTTATAGCTTACGCCATTCTTCTGAGCTTCCGTCAAAGTGTTACCCCCGTTTGGTGAAAGCATTTTAGACACAGCCAAATCTCTAGCTTGAATAAGCTCATTATAAAGATTTGGGTTGCTTGATGCTGCCGATACAATAGCAGAAACCAACTGTTTGGGAGTAGAAGTCATCAATTTTAAAAAGGTGTCAAATTATTCGACTTCCTCTTCGGGAGATTCTTCTGGATATTCAATATTATCAGGTGTTCCAATCAGTTTCATCATCGATGCCAATGTTACTTGCTGTGTTTCCGTGTCGAATGCATGGTTATCGTTCTTACGCTTAGTCCATATCGCACTAGCACCCTCCCCCCTTCTGGTTTCAGAATCCAATTGTCTTAGGTAATCATCAGATATCCCATCGGGAATCTGCCAATCCATACCTTTTTGATTTCTTAACATAAATAGCGTATCCTTCATTGCTAAGTTAGAATAAAACGCTACTGCTGTTTTTTTACCATCTGATGCCTGAACTGGTTGGTATGCAGAAAATGGTTTGTATATAGTTGGTTGGTTAGGTGTCTTATGCGGATATTGGTTTCTTCTATCACCCCTAAGAGCTAACCATCCATATTTTGCACATCTTTTATATACTTCATCAGTTTGGAAACCACAGTCCACTTGAGTCTTGCGAGCATCAACTTTATATTTCATGCGCAAAAGTTCAATTTCATCCCAAGTATCAATTTTACCATAGAACAATAATCTACTGCGTCCATCCGCACTCCATGCACGGATACATGCCCAAAAGTGGTCTTGTTGACGGTCAACAGTAAGGAATCTTACATGTTCGTGTTCCCATTTCTGCCCTCCCTCATAATCTCTAACAGTATATCCTGCGCCATTTAAGGTCACACGCTCATCTTCTTTAGAATCGTCCCAAAATTCAGCGAGACGTTTATTTAAGAATTGGCGCAAAAGGTCTAAATTTCCTCTTTTTACCTCTTCCATGGCGTTAAAACGCTCAAGAACCAACCTCCACAATGGCACATGCCAATTGCAAATCTGTGTGAAATGGAAACCTTTTGTATTTGGTAATCCATCTTTTGTTTTTATATATTTCGCTTTTTGAGCAATTTGGCGGCGTTGCTGACTGTCATCTTTTATGATGTAATCACATTCCCCATTGATACACTCAATATAGGCAGATTTTGCAATTTTTACTTTATCTTCTAAAGTCTCATCATATTTTACAGAACTCCACGAATAAGGTTGCTTGGTTTTGCAACATGGGCATTCCCACATAAATTCGTATTGATTGACATTTTCCCATCGTTTGTGCCAATCATCCCCCTTATTACCTCCTTGAGACACTAAAAGAAATTGTCTATTCCATCTATCATGTAAACGACCTTCTCCCTCCTTGATCATTCCTTTCTTATATGTCCAAGCTTCGTCCATGATAACCCTGCGCATCGAACGAGTTTGTAATCCAGAAATCTTTGCTCCCGTGGAAAAGAGAGTCATGTGGTTGAAAATGATGCTACCTTTTTTCTTTTTATGTCTATCTTTACCAGTGGGAAGAAATACAGATGTTTCCTTGGTATTCTGTAGGGAGAAGTCGAGTCTTGTTTCGAACCATTCGTTTACCATTTCATCTGTTTGTCCTACAAATAGAGTAGGCCCTGGGTCTTCAGCTATAAAATAAGCTAATGCAGCTTCTAGCATGGTTGTTTTCCCACTACCAATCGGAGCTAAAATAACAATCTCATTTGTATCAGAATTCTTTAATTCATCTAAAGGTTCTCTCATCCATGGTGTTTGAGTAACATCGTAAAATGGAGATTTACCCTCATAAATTGCAACTCGCCCATTTGCCCAATCAGAAACGGAAGTAGAACTTGGTGGTTTTAAGCTATCAGCAAAACTTTTTATTAATCTCTGTGATTTTAACATCTCCCATTAGAGCAGTGTCAAATATCAATGTATTTCCAGATGAACCCCCCTGCTGCTTTACGCTTTCCTTTACAGCATTGACTAATGTTACTATCTTTTATCGAACATTTATAGCTAGCATCCTGAATACTAATCCAATTTCTTATAAACACTCCATCTTTTGTGTGTTGTGATATTGGTTTTGATATGGATTTTGATAATTTAGCTTGATGCGCTTGCGAACGTTCTTTACCTTTGTGGGCATTGGAAATTTTTTGACGAGTTTCTTCTGATAATGTTCGTCCTTTTTGAGATTCTCCAATTTTTTTACGAGTTTTTTCCGAATGTTTCTTACCATAAAATGGATGGTTTGAACCTTTAGTTGCTTGAGATATCTTTTTGCGAAAATCTTCTGATCTTATACACCCACATCCTCCTTCCCCTCCATCAGTCATATTACATAGGTTTTCTCGTCCAATACATTTAATAAATTGCTTTTCGTGTTCAAAAG